AAAAGCGTTGCCGCTACCGACCAACCCGGCCCCGCTCCATCCGTAGGCCATCAACCCGACCGGAATATTGCCGAGCGCCGCGCGCAACTTGTTGGCAAAGGTAATCGCGCCCGTTCCCGCGCTGCCGAAGGCATGCCACTCGGCCCCGGTGTATCCGTTGTAATAGCTGGTCAGATCGTCGGGCGTGTTACCTGTCCCAACACTAAACCAGTTGGTCATTTGGCTTTGGCCAATGATCGCGATCTGCGCCCCTACGCCGAACTTATGTGTCCCGCCCGCTGAGGTCGAATGGATATTGCTGAATCGCACTTGCACGTTGTACCAACCGCCTTGCGGGATGTTGGCCAGCGTCCCGCTGAACGTCCCGCCTGTCGGCGCTACGGCCAGCGTCGTCCAGGGAAGGGCTTCCGTGCTGGTTCCGTCGATCACGACGCGCGCTTCGATGTTGGTCGGGCTCCCGGTATAGGTGCCAGAGATCGCGAGCGAGGCCACGCCAGCAATGCGCTGCAATACTCTCCGATCAACAACATCGACCAGGTTAATCCCGCCGTTGATCCCCGCCGCTACCCCGTTGGCAACGGCATTGCCAGGTGTGCAACTGATGGTGTTCGACGTGACGACCGTCGCCGTCACCCCGTTGGCAACGGCATTGCCGGGCGTGCAGGATATAACGACGCCGGTCGCCTCTTGGCGCTGTGCCGAGCCAATATCGACAGCGCTGGTCCCGGCGCTCCCACCAGATTCGGGCCGTTGCAGAGCGCCGATATCTACATAACTGGTAGTCTCCATGTCATGTCAGGGACTTGATGCCCAGACCGGCAGCCCGCAAATTGGTGCCGATCGAGAAGTCAAACGTCGCGGTGTTCGTAAAAACGGGGTCGACATTGGTGTCATGCGAGCCGGCACTGATTTTGTCATAGGCAGATCCCGCACCGCCGCCGACATAGACGTTGTTGTAGTCGAAGAACGACTTGAGCAGATTTGAGACGGCCGCCGATCCGCTGGTCACGGCAATGCCGAACTTGCCAGCCGTGGTTATCTCCGACACCGTGTTGTTATACACAGCCGACCGCAATGCATTTGGCGTAATCGTGATGCCACTGCCGACCGGCCCGTAGATGGTGTTGTTGAATATCCGATGGTCCGTACCGGAGACTCCATCCACCTTGATGCCCTCCTGCGCGGGGACAGCAATCACATTGCCATTAATCGTATAGACAGCGGACGTGCTGCTAAGTGCAATTCCAGGCCCCCGGCAGTTGGTGATCAAGTTGTCGAAGATATGCGTCCCGACCCCTGCTAACGTCGAATCTGACCCAAACGCCGCATCAGTACCGGACGAGGTCGCCGTCCCGGTATTCTTGACCCAATTGTGGTGCACCAGCGAATAGTCTAGCCCGGTGAAGCCCGAGCATGCCTGCCCGTTGGTGTCCATGATATTCCACGCGCATTCGCATTGCCCGCCCCCGGCAGCAAAACCAAACGCATGCCAGGTTGGCGAGGCCTGACAAAAGGACTTGAAGTTGAGGATGCGCCAATACTTCGACGCTGTGCTGAGGTAGAACAGCATGCCGTCATGCTTGATCAACGGCCTGTATGCCGGCATGTTGGTTCCGGTTGGCACAGCTTCCGCCGCGCCCAGGCCCATAAATGTGATCATCCCTGCACCTTGCGTGCCGGCAGGGAAGCTCCAGTAGCCTCCCGTGTGGGTATAGTCCGGCGTCCCGCCGATGGATGGGTCGGCCGCGCTTCCTGCGCTGCGCACGTAGACTGTGTTGCCAGGCACCAGCGGAGAGGTTAGCACCGGAGCGCCAGCCCCGCCATTGACGCTGGACATATTGACCAACGTGGCATGCGCGCCCCCAACCTTTGCCACGCCGGCCGTGTATGTCCCGCTGGTCTTGTCGACGGTGGCGGTGTTGGTGTCGGTCACGCCGGTAATGACCAGGTATCGACTCCCTGCGGAGTCCGCCACAGGCGACCCGGTGGCCGAGGCAAGGCGCAAGACGTTACCGATCATCGCGGCCGTGAATCCGCCGTTGGCACTGGTGACGGTCGTGCTGGCCGTGCTCACCAAATCCGTGATGCTGAGTTGAGGGGCATCCTGGTCCGCATAGTTTGTGCCGGCTCCCGCAATCGACGGGTCAAATCCCCCGCCATTGATTTCCGCGCCACTCTTGCGCACATACCACGTCGTCGTCGCCGCAATGGTCATCGCACTACTCCACTATCAGCTTTGCGTAATGGTCAGGACGTCCGTACCTGCGCCACCCCAGTCGATCGTCACTGCACCGGCCACCAGCGACAAGGTTCCGCCGCTCGACAACTCCACGAACCCAAGGGCGCGCTTGTTGGCGTCGGTGTCGTTGTAGATGATGCCGTATGCCCCATTGGTAAAGCCACTGGCATCGATCGTCATGGCGATATCCGTGGCTCGCAGAGTGGGCACGTTGGATTGCAACACCCAACTTACCGATGCCAACGTCTTCGGCCCGGTGTATTGCGTGCCAGCGGTGGCCACCTGATTGGCGGCAAAGTTCGTCGTCCCGGTTCCGCCCCAATGTGGCGCTGCCGTCGAAAGAGACGGCACCGTCGAGTTTGTGACGATGCCCAGCTTCAGAACGTCCGAACCTAGGTTGTGAATCTTGTTGCCAAGGTCAAGCAGCCCTTGTGCGAACCATTTGACTGTTCCTGTTGCCATGATGCGATCCTTTCTTTAGTTGTGCAGCAATACAATCAGAATCAAGCCTCCGGCACTCGCCGAGCTTGGCCAGCAACTTCATTTCTCGCAGACATCGGCCGCGACCGCATACGCATCGATCAGGGCGTTTGCCTGTCGGATGGCGGCGTCGCCTTCTCCGGCGATGGCAACAAGAGCATCAGCAGTCTGGCCATCAAGTTCGGCTCGTGTTTCTCGGCCAATTCTGGAGGCAGCGGCGGAATCCGGGCAGACTGATAGACCGGCAGTGACGACTGACAGCCGGCGAGCACCGCTGCGCACATCAGCGCGCAGCCGATCGATTTGAGCTTGTGCATCGGATACCTCCTTTTGATGATCGGCGGCCACTTTCCCCATGCGATCGGATGCCGCGCGCTCGGCCGTCCTGGCCCGCTGGTTGGCTTCGGCGACTGCGGCCGATGTCTCGGCCTCATGCTTGGCGTAACCGGCGTTGTAGGCCTGTATTCGAAAGGCAGCGAGTGCGGCCCCCATCAAGACGGTAATGACTACCCAGCGCCCGATGGGTCCGGCGACGAAGGCGAGTATCCCGCTCATGCCTTACTACGCCTCTTTCACCACCACATACCGGGTGCTGGTCAGATACACATCATCGCCAGTCATGGCAGTCGGGAAGTCGAGCTTCCGCTCAAATGCCATCACGTCGGGTTCCCCGTTGTGGCCTTTGTCCCACATCTGCACCACTACCTTGTAGTCAGAAGTGTCAGCGTTCTCGATTCGTACTTTCTTGGTCATAGTCTTACTCCTTGCATGTTGGCACTGCTCGGTAACAGCCGAACGACTGCATCGGCTCTTGTGAGTGACAAACCTGCGCAGTGAGGGGCTTGTCAGATTTCTTCTTCGGCACCTTGATCATCGGCATTGCTAGCATGCACGGAATGCTCGGACTGGTCAGCAACGGGCCGGCAAGCAGATCAGCGGCTATTTTTCTGGCATCGTCGGAGATCATTCGCCCAGCCCCCATCCCGACAACAGGCCCGCCACGATCAGCAGGACGATCAGCATGGTTTCGGCGCTGGTCATGCCCCACCCTCCCGGCTCGGCCACGTCAACATGCGGTTATTCAGCCCGCCGTTGACGTGGTGATGCTCCCATATCCGATACCACAACGCCTGCATCTTTTTGCGCGCCTCATCAATGGCGGCCAGGGCTCGGATGGAATCGGTGTCGGCGATGGCGAGGCACTGGTCGATGTCGGCGACGATGCCGTCGCGCTTGGCGTTGAGGGTGGCGCGCTCGTTGTCGGTCATGGGAAAAACGTCCTGTGCTTGGAGAGCGGCGGCCGGTCGGTCAGATGCACCCAGCCCGGTGTCGATGTTGGCGCTTCGCGGTACAGGTCATGCGCTTCAAGCACCGCATCGGTGATCCAGTTGTCGAGGTGGTTGTTGGGGTCGTAAATGTCGATGCCGCGCCCCTCCTTGTGCGAGGATGTTTTCGCGCCCACTTGGCACGCCTGCGGCCGAAATCCCCCGAGGTCGAGGCCGCTAATCAGCGTGCCGGTAACGGGGTTGTCCTGCAACCCAAGCCGCTCGGCATTGTTGAGCAGGGCGTTGACCTTGCTCAACATCAGGATGGCGGCCGCCTGTCTGTCAGGTGTGGCATCTTTATGCCCCAGCCAGGGGCCGTAATAGTCGCGCAGCGTGATGGTCATTCCGTGCCTCCTTTCGGCGGGGTCGATTCCGCGAGCAGACGGTTTTTCTGCTCGGTTGTTTGCGTGGAGCCGAACCAGTAGCCGATGCACGCGGCCCATGCCATCTGCAATGCGCTCAACATGTACATCAGCGGCGGCGAATCCTCCGGCACTTTGCCTATCAGGATTGCCGCCAGGGCCGCGAAAAACCCGAGCGTGATCAGGTAGGACAGCACGGCAGGCGTGTGCGAGCGGCGGCGCATGTGCGGTGCTGGCGTGTCGTTCATCCTCGTATCCCCAATATCTCAGTGATGCGAGCATGCGCTTCAATAGGGTCATGCCACAGCACAACAACGAATGCTGTGAGTGCCCGAACGAGTCGTCTAAGTATTGTCGCAATCATGACGGTGCTTGACCAATGGGCACTGCATGCAAACGTCCTCCCTGCGTTCCTCTTTGCTCCGATCGAAACTCCCGGACTGAACATACGCCTCGACCAGCTTGAAGTGTTTTTGCCGGAAGTAGAAGTTGATCAGCGCCGCCGTCATACCGCCACCAAACGCGATGAACAGGCCGATGAACATGCCTAGTTCTTGCGACGTGATGCCGAAGTACGCGGCGATCCCAAGTCCGCTCGCTGCGGTTGCCGTGGCGGCCTTCTGGGTAACGGGAACTGCGACGGTCTCGTGGATGTTCATGGCGCTTTCTCTGGCTGGATTGTTCCCGTGACCGTTTGATCCCCGGCCGTCAAGGTGATCGTCTTGGCGCCGCCCGCAGGTTTGGCGTCCACTTGGAAGGCCCCGGACTGGAAGGTGATCGGCACCGTGATCTGCGGTGGAGCGGCAGGAGCGGCCGGCTTCGGCTCGTCCTTCGGTTTGCTGGCGGCCTCTTCCTTAGCCTTTACCGTCGCCTCCTTGTGGGCGGCCTCGGCATCGGCGATCTGCTTCTTCAGCCCCTCAATTGCCTCATTCATCTTGTCCTCGATGGCCTTGATCTTGGCTTCGCTGGCCTGCTCGATCTCTTTGGCGCGCGCATCGGCCGCGGCGTTGATCTTGGCGACCTCGATGGCCTCTTCCTTCTTGATCCGGGCCACCAAGGCATCGCCGGCTGCCTTCTGCTCGGCAGCATAGGCGCCAGAATCGTACCCAGCCAACTGCGCTTGGTGCCGTTCGTGCATGTCGGCCATCTTTCCGGCCGCTTCCTGCCGGGCCTGGTCGCGCTCCTGCTGGGCTTGGGCGATGGCATCGCCGGCCTCGCGCTGGATCCGCTCGATGTCCGCCTGAAATCCGCCCTGGTCGCTGGTTCCCTCGCTTTGTGCCTTCGCCAACAACTCCTGAGCCTCGGCGTTCAACTTGTTGATGCGCGCCTCAGTTTCCTTCAGCCCCAATTCCACGGCCTGCTGCTGCATGGCCTGTGCCGCCTGCTGCGCCTGCTGCGCGGCACCCATGGCCTGCTCTTCCTCATGCGTCAGCTTCGCGTTCGGGTCCGCCTCACCGGTGATCTTGCGGATGCGCGCCACGATCTCGTCCTTGTTCGGAACGTCGCTGAACTCGATCACCAGGTCGAGCAGGCGCAGGCCGACATCTGGCGGCAGTTTCGTGACGAGGCCCATCATTTCCTCGAACATCGCCTGCCGAAGCGTCTGGTGGAAGTCTTGCTGATCCACAACGAAATCCGCCGCACGGGCCGTGATGTCGTTGAGGAACGTCACGCTGCCATCGGCTTCGAGTTGCGGCTGGTTGATCTTCACCCAGTCCAGCGCGCCCTTGGTGCCGACCAGTCGAATCTGCCGCGGCGTCGGCATGAACTGTTCGACCAGGGACAGTTGGATCTCGCCCTGCAACTGGATGGCCATGCGCAGGTTGTCGAACGGCTCGGCTGTGACGACGGATCCCTGCAACTGCCGGGCCTCGATCGCGCGGCCAGACTGGGCATTCGTGCTGCGCCCCATCTGCTCGTCGGTGATACCGCCGGCGTCCTGGATCTTCTGTGCGTCGAAGTGGGCCAAATCAATATGCTGTTGCGCGAGTTGGTTGTCGCGCTTGATTTCGAGTTCCTTGCCCTTCTTCTTGACGATGATGCCATTCGGCCGGGCGACTTCATCCGCCAGTTCATCCAGATCATCGACGGCGCCCTGTTCCATCACCACTTGGTTGCTGGCCAGGATGAACTGCGCCTTGGACATGCGCTTGTTCAAGTCTTCCTGCGGGTCGCGGATGTTGCGCACGATGCCGTAGGGCGCGTTGTCCCGGTTCCTGCGGAAGCACCAGATCGGCGTCAGCGGGAAACGTTTGTGCTTGTAGGGGCTGACACCCTCTTGAAGCAAGTCACCATCGGTGAAGATGGCCAGGCGCATCTGCATCTGGATCGCGTCATAGACCGACGAAAAACCATTCTCGACAGCTACCCGCATCTGCGGATGGTTTGGGTCGTAGTGCTCGCCGTCGAACTGATCGCCGCGCACCACCTTGATCAGGGCCGGCTTGCGATACCAGCATTCGTAGAGCTTGACGCGCTGGCGCCGGTTCTGGAACGTCCCCAGGTCGGACGTGAAAACGCGCCGGCCCACCTGTTCGCCTCGGTCGTCGTACTCCCGGCTGTTCTGGCCGAGATACCACAGGTCTTCGTCCTGCTCCGTGCCCATCCGGCTTGCCGCCATCGCCGAGGAGCGCACCTTGTCGTGCCGATCCGGGAACATCGTCAGCGCGACATCGAGGTCCACCCACTTCCAACGGAACAGGTAGCGCGCGTCATCCATGTCCGGTTCGACAGACAGAGAGTCGTAGAGCACGTTCCGCCAGGACTCGTAGCGCGAGAAGATCGGCTCGTCGTTCTGATCCTGCCGCACCCCGTCTTCCAGCCAGCCGACGCCACCCTTGGCCGCATCGGCGAAGGCGCGCGAGCGGGAAAACCCCGTGCGATTCACGTCCGCCAGGTACTTCAGCACCTTGGTCTTGACGGTCGCCTCGTCCTCGCCTTCCTCTTCCCGCGGCAGCACCTTGAAATCGACGCGGGTCCGTTTCTCGGTGCCCGTAACCCAGTCGATTGTCGGTTTGACCATGTTGTAGACCAGCGCCGCCTGGTGCCGGTCCTTCAGTTCGAGGATGTCTTCTTCCGACCACTGGAGCCCGTCGTAGAAGTCGTGGTCCAGCGCCATCTGGTAGCGGTTTGCCGACTGCTTGATGCGCTCGGCGTCCAGCCATTCGGTCAGTTTGCGGTGCAGCGCCAGCGATTCCTCGCTGTCCAGCGGGTTGCTGGGCTCCGGTGGCGCCGCCTCGTCGCCGGCCAGCCAGGCGTCAAGGTTGGCCGAGTCCGCCGTCTTGGCCGTGACTTCCATCATGCGCCGAACTCCGCAACAGTCTGCCCGTCGATGGTGAATTTGGCCTCTTCGCCCTGGCGCGGTCCGAAGGTATCAACGCTTCCCGGCTCGGGCGGCATCGCCAGCAAATCCGGGAGGGCGTCGTTGATGATGCTGGCGATGCGATGGATGGTCGGGCGGTCGGCCCCGTAGCCCATCATGTCGGCCGCCAGCGCCGCCTTTTCGATCAGGTGAGCGGTTTCGGCGTAGTCATAGGCCGAGTCGAGCGGGATGGCGAACGGCGTAACACCCATCCTGCGGTAAGCAGGGTAGAGCACCATCGCCGGCTCTTTGTTGATCCAGTGAAAAGCCACACACAGGTCGCCGTGTTGGCGCACTTTCCAGCACTTGCCACCACCCAGGATAATCGGCATTGCGTTCCTCGATGCCCGCCAGTCGGGCGTTTCGAGGAAGATACAAAAAGAACCGAGCGGCCCCTTACCAAATTGCTGGCATCATGATGGCTTGAATCCTTCCGGCCACCAAGGCGTCGATGTCCCATCCTCATTGCGCCGAGCAAACACCCACTCGCCGCCATCGGTACGCCACCAGCCATACTCTCCCACTTCGTTCCCTATGCGATACCCTTCCGCAATCGCCGCCAGTTCCACAGCAATAAAGTCTTTCTGATTCATGCCGTCCTCCAACTCCCGCCCGAGCGCCGCGCCTGCGCACGCGGTTTCGTGGTCATCACGTCCTTTCCGGACATCTCCAGGTAGCGCGTTGCATCCATCGCATGATCGTTCGACTTCACCACCTGGCCCTTGTCGTCGCGCCGATAGATGCGGTACTCTGCCAGCCAGTTCGAGAGCGTCTTGAACACCTTCATCTTTCCGGTCGAGAGTCGCTGATAGACCCGATGGATGCCGGCCTCGCGCGCATTGTCGGCCGGCGTTAGGTTCAGCTTCAGGTCTGTGTAGGTCTCCAACAACTGCTCTCCGTCCTTCTGCGCGCGTCCCCGGGCGGCCGGGTCGATCGTGCCGTTGATCCACTCGCCGCGCCCCTTGATCGAGTCAGCGTGAATGCTGGGCTCGGCCTGGCCTCGGTAGTGCTCCGAGTACAGATACCAGGTATCGGTCTCCGCATCGAAGGCCCCCCATACTGCTGCGGTGCGGTTCCAGCCCACGTCCATGCCGTAGGCGCGCGGCCAGTGCTCGGGAAGCTCGAAGGGGTCGCAGACGATCTCTTCTTCGGCAATCGGGTAGATGGCGCCGGAGCCGATCGACGGGATGCCCTTCGAGCGCGCCAGCCGCAGATGCGGTTCCGACTCGCGCATCATCCGGCCCTTCTCGGCGTCGGGAAGGTGCGGAACATCGTCCCAACCAGCCATCACCAGAGCTCGGTCCGGACTGGTCACCGTACGATTGCCCTCGGTCGGCGGCCTGCCGTCCTCCAGGTAGGTCAGCACGATCGGCGTCAGCCCCTTCAGCGGCGTGAAGGTCTCGATCAGCAGGCCGCGCGTCGTCATCAGGCGCAGCGCGCACTCGGCGCGGATGCCTGCGTCGGATTCTTCGTCGAGCCAGATCACGTCCTTCTCGGTGCCCTGGAAGGTCTTGCGCCCCTGCTCGTAGCTCTTGAACCCCAACCGCGAGACGCCGGCCTTGTCCCATGTTCCTGACTTCAACTGCCGGTAGCGCTGAACATCGATGTAGTCCAGCAGGTCGTTCGAGTTGCGCCGGTAGGACAGATCCACGATCGCGTCGCCCGGGATCAGTCCGGTGCCCTCGTTGTCCTTCGCGCCCACCAGCTTTGCCTGGATGATGTCGCGTACCGTGTCGCCGGTGTCGCCGGCCGCCCAGGCGTCAATCGGCTTGTCGAAGCGATGCCCCTGCCACCACTCGGGGTAATAGCCGGTCAGGTGGCATGTCAGCTCGTACCCGCCGCCGCCCTCGGTTTTTCCGGTTCTGTTGCCCGCCATGAAGCAGCGCGTCGGATGATCCTTGCCCAGCGCGAAAAACTCCAGATGCCGCGGATAAAGCTCGCGACGCAGTGGGCCGGCGTCCGGGTAGTACGTCCAGAACTTGCGGCGCCTCTCCCGGCGCTGCTGCTCCGTCAGCAGATCCCATGCGCGCAGCAGTTCAGTGCGCGAGGCCTGGGACAGGTCCATTGATGCCATGCTTCCGGTACATCTCGGCAACCTGCTCACGCAACTCGTCGTCGCTCATGCGCTCGCGGTCGTCGATCACCTTGATCTTGTCGTTGAACATCGCCAAGTGCCTGCCAAGCAGTTCGGCTCCTTTGAGAACCGCCTGCGGGTCGAATGTGAAGGCCGGCACAACCTCCCCGGCAGGAGTGACCGCCATCACTGGATCGCCCTTGCGGTCCAATACTGGCCGAACTTGCCGGCAGCGGTCGATTGTCTCGGTGATAACGTCAAGCACATACTGCTGATCTGCTTTGGATTCCTCGATTTTCGCTTGAGTTCCACTTGCAACTGCTTCAGCAACCCAAGTTTTACGAAGCAGTTGGCCAGCAATGGTGTCGGCTGTTTTGGCAGAATACCCAGCGCGAACAGCGGCTTGCGTCGCATTCAGGTCTTTCAAGTACTCCTGAACGAAACGCGCCTGCTTGGCGTTGAGCTTGCCCTTGGCTTTCATTTCCCGTGAAAGTCCCTGCGAGTCTTACGGTCAATGATCCACAGGTCGCTTGTGTCCGTCGCGTAGGCTTCCCGATCAAGTTCCAGGTTCGCCAGCGTATTCTCGGCGTGAGTCCGGCACTCCAGCCAGTCCCCGATGTCGGCGATTGCGTCGCCCAGCCCGCGGAAGGCGCCCTGAATCCAGGCGATCGTGCGCAGCATGCGTTCTCTCGTGTTCATTCCAGTCGCCCTCCAACCGTTGAAAAGAACTTCATCACTTGGGTAGTAATATCCCCGCCTTCGCTATCGGCGATCCAAAGTTTTCGCTTTGGGCCGTAGCGACGAATTTCAAATCCGCACTCTCCTGCTACTTTCATTACCAACTCTATCTGATCTTCGTTCATCTCGTCCTCGCAACAGGGTTTCTCAGCCACGCCGGCATCGCCAGCGGATCCACTTCGGCGGGCACAGCATAGACCTGGATCTCCTTCCGTTTGCCGCCCAGGTGCCGGTACTCTACCAAATCCGTCGATACCGGCTTCAGTCGGCGCTCTGTCACCAATGCCAGAACCAGTTGGCGGGAGGCCTGGATCGAGAACCCGGCCGCGGCGCTGATCTGGCGCAGATTCATGGCCCGGTTCGGGCTGAAGGCAAGGAGCACGCGCTTCTTGGCCCATTCCCGCTGTCGTTGGCGGTTCGCGTCCGGCATCCTTCGCCCCTTTCATCGTCTTTCCCCGTAGAGCGCCTCAAGCGTCTGCGCCAGGCAGTCATGCTCCGTCTTTTTCATCACCTTCCACATGGCCTGTTCGCCGTGAATTCCGTTCTTTGCCCCCCGGTGGCAGTCCGGGCAGACAGGGATCGCCAGCCAGTCTGGAGATCGCCGGCCCGGGCATCGCCCTTCGAGGATGTGGTGAACCTCTACGGGCTCCGCTCCGCAAACCACGCACGGCATCGAAGCAACTCGCCCAAGGTGGCGCTTGGCGGCTGCGCTCATTTCCGAACCCGATCCGTCCTCGTTCGCTGACCCGTCGCCCGCGCCATCTTCTCCAACTTGGAAAGCGCCTCGTCGTGGATCCGGTCCAGTTCCTGGTTGATCTTCCATGCCAGTGCGTCCAGCAGGTTGCGAATTTCGTTGCTCATGCTGCATCCTCCTGATAAACCACCACCCCACGCTCTGCGGCCGTCGAATGAAGAAATTCCAGCCAGTCGGAAAACTCCCGCTTCCCGAACTGGCTCGTCCGCGACCCGAGCAACACCATGCCGCCATCAAGCCCTGGCGCGATCCTGGCAACATCCTGCCGAAATGCCGCAGTCAAGAGGTCCTTCCATTCTTCCGGCGTGAGCTTGCAGGCCCTGCCATTGATCTGCCAGTCAAGCTGATCCGCGAACGCTTGCAGAATTGGCCATTGGGC